AATGATGTTGTATCAACTGCGGCATCTTGCCAACTTGATCCATTATAAACACGAAGTACATTGCTACTACTATTAAAATACAAATCACCTGCTTCCAAAGCTGAGCCATCAGGATCAGTAGAAGGATCGCTAGTAGCACTACCATGATAAATATTAGAAAACTCTGTTTTAGAAGCGGCGGCTTGTAATGCCCAATACTTTGCAGAATAATTACCACCACTTACAGCAGTATTACTATCAAATCCACTGCCACCACCTAATGCCCATTGTTTTGCAGATCCGTTTGTTTGTGCTGATTGTGTGCCAATAGCATATTCTTTTGCAGAAAACTCAGTACCATCACATGTGTTAGTAGTATCTGTTGCCCATTCTTTTGCACTACCTGATCCTGCTGTATCAGTCACACCAGTACCACCAATCGCCCAAGCCTTTGATGAATAATTACTAGACTCTACTGCACCATCTGTTTTTATTGCATAATTTTCTGCTTTTGTTGCATTTGCACTAGCATTTTGTATTGAGCTTATATTAGAAGCATTTGTAGATATCGCACTTGATATACCTGCTACTGTAGTCACATTGCTAGATATTCCTGCTACTGTTGTGACGTTGCTACTGATACCTGCCACTGTAGTAACATTAGCACTGATGCCTGCAACTGTATTAATATTTCCAGTTATAGCAGATAAGCTATTTACATTTGCTATTGTTGGTCCTGCTTCAGCCGCTCCAGTAGTAGCATTAAATCCTAATACAGTTCCTAATCTATCTGCCTTCAGAGGCAATGTTAAATCAACTGCGGCATCTGACTCTTTCAATCTTAATGCTCTTGAATTTTCATCATCAGCATCAGCAATCAAAGTTACAATAGTATCTAATTCTGTATTTAACTTTGATATTTCAAAAGCACCTGAGCTAGGAAAGTCTGTAGTTCTTGATAAAGGTATATCACGAGTGATGACAACAGTACTGCCACCAGTAGCACCAGTGACAGAAGTTGTTACAGTTCCAGTAGAACCACTGCCACCACTCACAGTATATAATGTTGTGTTACTTGTACTTGCATCAAAGGTACGTTCAGTGCCATCAACAAAAACATTTAAGTCTGTTGATCCAGTAAAAAACACAAATGGCACAGCAAATGAGGTTTGAGTTGCTCCCTGACTTACTGTGTAACTCACTCGTGGTGTATTTGCACTCAAAGCTATAGTCATATCTTACCTTTACAAGTTTTTATTACAAATGTCCATCAATAAGTTGCTCTACCTAATGCTCTAAGATCATCATCTAAACCCATCAATCCTAAAACTGGAAAGTTATATGACAATCTTTTAAGACCTTCAGGTGTTTTATCAGTCATCATTTCATGTGCGGCAAGTATCCATTCTCGATACATACTTGGTGTTGCACCTGCAAATCCAAATGCCAAATCCCAACCAGTAGCTTTATATCTTCCTTTTAGCCATGACGTATCAGGATCATGATAACCTGAAGCTATTGCCGCTTCAACCCCTTTATAAGCTAAATCACTATAGATGCCAGTAATTCCTGAATAATCTACTAATCTTGTCATTAGTTCAGGATAATCTTTATCTTCAAACCACCAACTAGGTTTTCTCATTGCTAGTGTGACATAAGCCATACCTAGTAAAGCAATAGCACCACTTAATCTATGTTTTTTATTTGGATCAAACATTGCTCTAGTAATACGTTGATTAGCGGCAAAAGCAAAATTATAAAATTGGAATGGAAATGCCATAACTCCAGACTCTATTCTAGCAATAGGATAACGATAGCTACCATCTCTTTGCAATCCTACAGATGCCACTGGATCAGGCTCAATGCCATATCTTCTCATGTAAGGTTTCCATTTTTTAAAAACAAACCCATCAGCAAATGTTGGTCTATCAAAAGCTGTTGCGTGCATAATTGTATTACGAGAAGCATTATTTAAATATGTCTGCATAAATGTTTTGAGTTCTCTATCAGCTTTTGTTTTTGTACTCCAGTTGCCTAAGTTAAGAAGAGGCATATCAGTATCAGTAAACTCCCAAGCACCTCCATCTAATAAACGTTTAGCTAACTTGTCATCAATACCATATCGCTGTAGCTCAATTAGTTCGTATTTATCTAATGAATTATAATTTTTAATTTGTTTGTAAAACTTTGGTATTCTTATAGCACTATCAATAAGTTTACCTACCATTGTAATAAGAGCTAAACCATTAAATTTATAAAAATAATTTTCCATAGAATCAGCAGTCTTTTCAAACTTACTTACTTGTAATGGTCTTAATAAATCATTCAAAAGTCTTGTGTGTACTGTTCTTTTAACTGTATCAATACCTTCATTTGCAATTTGTAAATCTTTTGCATTTGCTTTTATTCTATCAAAGTTACCATCAGTAGCACGAAAAACAGTTCTTAACACATTACCCAAACCATGCTCTAGTATTGGCATTGCCACTGTTTCTGTAAGTGATGTAATACCTGCACTTGTAAGATATGCCATACCTGCAAACTTTTTAGATATTCTTGCAAATGTTGAATCCCATCTATCAGGATCACGAGTTATTTGTCCTGCAACTCTTTGAAAATCTGCAAGAAAATCAGATTTAATACCTGCTATTTGTTTATCAGTAGCACCATCTTTGATAAGTATTTCTTCTATTCTGTCTAATAAATATTCAATATCATCATCACCAAACTTTCTAGCATATTCTATTCTAAATCCCATCATCTCAGCATATTTTGTAAAGACAGAATTATCTTTTATCATAAAGTTACGAACTTTATATTCAGGTATGTTAGTAGTACGAGCCATAATATGTTTTGCTTTACCAACACGAAGTGGATTGTTATATCCATAAGGATCTAAGCCATTATCCTTAATACTATTTACTGTTTCTTGTGCATACTTTCTAGCTTTCTCAATAGTATCAATACCTATATCTTTGTAACCTTTGCCAGTCCAAACAGTAACAAATCTTTGTTCTAGAAAATGACTAGTGAATATATTTACAAGTTCTCTTTCATTTGCTTTACTAGCATTTATTTTTACAACATCATAATAGATTGGCATTCTATAATTTTTTCTTGTTGGCTGATATCTTTCAGCAAATGTCAATCTTTCCTTCAACTTATTTCTATTGATCCCTAATATTTTGCGAAATGCAGGATCTTTTTCAAGTTCAATTCGGATATCATAATCATCAATCTTTCTTTGAAGAGCAGGAAACATTGCCTTTGCTGTTGATCTATCAACGAATGCACCTGTGTCCTGAGCAAGTTGATCGAAATATTTATTAAATGCTTCGATTTTTCTAATAGCTTCTTTTTTAAATTCAGGTAGTTGAGGATAATATTGTGCTTTCCATTTATCATCACTCATTAAAATATTTAACTCAACGATTTCATCAATAAATTCTTGTGGTGATGGATACTTATTTGCTCCAGTAATTGAATTTATATATGCTGTCTTTGGTGTTTTACCTAACATTTCCTTAGCTTTGACATATGGAGTTACCATATCGATACCCATAATCTCACCAGTACCTTCTGTCTTTTGTAATTCATTCATATAAATTTTACGAAGGTCTTGTTCTAGTTCTATACCTTTACCATTATGTACATTTTGCATTGAGTCTATAGATCTAATCGGAGCCCCTTCTACTGGTACACTTGCATTGTAAGCAATATCTAAGTGAATCTTTTTTATTTCATCAGGAACTTGATAGCCATCATAACCAAATATTTGTAATCTTCTTGAAGGTAATAAATAGTTTGCAAAACTAAATCTATCTATAGTTTCTTCTTTTAGTCTTGTATTCTCTGCAAATTGTTTTGAAAAGTCATTAGCTTCTGTAGTTGCTTTATCTCTTACCTCAGTGTTACCTAAGTTATCATGAGTTTTTTTATTTGGGTTTTTTCTCTTAACATATTTTTGTCTTAATTTTGCATATCGATTAGCCACACCTCTAGCACCACCACCAAGCATACCTGAAAAAATAGTATTACCTGCTATATTTACAGTAGTTTCTGTTGCTGTATTATAAGGATCAAATGGTCCTCGTATTAATTCTGAACCTACACCAAAAACAAAACCTACCTTTGCAGATTCTTTTGCCACACCGAAAGCATTTTTAGCCGCCCAAGCGGCACGAATGCCCTTGTTAAATACTGGGTGAAAGAAAGCTATGTTTAAAGGGTCTACCACACCTGCAACTAGATGTGATGTGATACCTGCTCGTTCAAACATTTTTCTATTATTATCAATGGCTTGTAAGGATTGCTTAATGTAGTTGTAATGATTTAAATTCTTTGCTCTTGATAGTTCATCAACATAAGCAAAGTCATCATTGTCTTGTACTGTTTTTTTAAAATCAAATTCTTCATCATATTCTTGATCGTTGAAAGCAAAATACTCTTGTGTGTAATGAGTGATAGGAAGCCATTGATATTTAAATCCTGCCGAAACTCCTGAAAAGAAATCAGGGTCTACCTTACCTTCTTGGTCAGGATATATAAAATGTAATGGCTCTATACTTTGTAATCCTTTTGGCACAAAGTCTGTATGCTCTGCCATTAATCAAACTCCTCATCTAAAAAGTCTACATTATCCCTAATAATAAATCCTAAATCACTAGCACGAGTTCTTACTCTTGATTTAGTTTGATAGTATAATGGAGTTTTAGTATTGCCAAACTCACCAGTGTTATAAACCTGATGAAATCCTGCAAGTTTGAAGAAGTAGTTTCTTTCGTCCATAGACTTTGCATTCATAGCATTTTGAATTGCTTTGTAATATTTTGGAAACCCTCTATCAGGATCTTTTAATCTTTCATGCCCAAACTGATATGAGAAATCTATTAATGCACTCTTTCTTCTTCTATGCAACCTATCAAAGTTTGGAAATTCTTTTTTGTATTGTTCATATATCTTGTACATCTTATTATTAAATACTTTAGTAGCGGCAATTCTATCAATTAAAATAGGTTTGCCAAACTTAAACTCATTAACTTTCTTTAGTAACTGATCTTCTGAGTACTTATCTTTTTTTAACAGCCATTGTTGTAATTCTTTTAATCTGCCAACTTGTGTTGGATCAAACATTTTATAATCATCTTCTGTTAAGAATTTTACATTAAAACCAAAACCAACTGATATTGTATTTCTATCTCTATATACCTGACTTCTAAATCCTTCATGATTTGCTGTTGTTTGTACTATATCCTTTATTGTTTCTTGTACATCAACAGCTACATCAGGTGTCATTATATCAGCTAATATTGCTTTCAAAGCATCTGGCAAAGTTAAATTATTAACTGTAAAATCTGTTATACGTTCCCATAAAGGATTATCATAACTATTTCTTCTAAGTAATTCTTCATAACCTTGTGGATCATTTCTAAATAATTCTGTATCTGGTATAAATATTTTATTAGGTAAACCTTCTTCTGCCGAATCTAATTTATCTAAGAACTTATCTAATCTTGTAGGAAAGTCACCTCTTGGTATATGTAAATCTTTATATGCTTGTTGACTTTTAAATGCAGGTTGAAATTGTCTTGGAACATTTCTAAGTTGCTGTTCTCTTATTTCTTGAGCCGCCTTACCTTCTGCTGTTGTTGGTTCTATTGGACCACTAAAGTGATCTTGAAACTCAGGACTCAATAGGTTTGGTAACTTAAATATATTAAGATCCTCAATCATTTTACCATCAAATGCTTTTTCACCTATAATTTTTTTTGCTCTATTTATTACCTCTTCATTTAGTTTTTCTGTATTTATTTCATGCTTTGATATACCATATGCTTTTTCAAATTCATTAGTTGTAAATTCTACTGCTGTGCCTTCTATTTGTGATGGCAGTATTTCTCCTTGTTTATTTACAAATGTATATCTTTGATTCCCATACTGTGAGTTGTTAGCATCACCTAATAAAAAAATATTTTCACCTAGTTCAAATCCTTCACCAAATTCATCATTGATTAATTCTTGTGTAAAATTTAGAAACTTATTGTACTGTTTATCTGTTTGACCAATATATTTCTTTTGTGGTGTTGTATATGTTTTGCCAGTAGTATTACCATTAAAAACATCATAGATTGTAGGATCTTCTACATATAAACCTTTATATGTTTCTTTAAGTACATTAACTAAATTACTTTGACTAAATTCTACTGCTTCATCATCAGGAGTCTTAACTGATTTATAATACAAAAGTTTTTCAACATAACTATCTAACTGACTCCTATGTTGTAAAGGAATCTCAGCTAATTCAAAAATAGCATTAACACCTTCTTTTACAGTGCCAACTTTTTTATCTGAAAAATCAAATGTACTAAGAGTATTCATAACAATAGCTTTATAAGTGTCAGGGTTATCGGTCTTTGTATAATATAAACTATTAGCTTTAGTTATATCATTGCCATTTACTCTAGCTATCTCATTGATAAATTCATATTTCTTATATTCTGTATCATATTCTTGTAATCTTCTTTTTTTTACACCATCTGATCCAGTAATATAAGCTAAGTTATTCCAAGCATTTAGCTCTCTAGCCATCATATTATTTTTTGTAGCCAATGGTAGATTTCTAAATGCAGGTAAGTTCATTGTATTTGTTTGAAACAAGTCATGTAAAGTAGATGGCAACACTGGTGGTATTGATAATTTAGTAAGCAATTTACTATATGTATCATTATTCATAGAATAAAATGTTTCGTTATTAAAAGGGATTTTAAGTTCATTACCTATAGCAGTATTTAGATCATCTCTATTGTCTTTAGTATTATTTAAATATCCTGCATTACCTGTACCTAAACCATTCATCATAGCTTGTAAGTTCAATGCACCCTGCTCTTTTTTTAGATTAGCTCTTCTTTTTGCAAAGTCACCTGCACGATTTGATATGTGCTGTGTCATTACATTTATATCTGTTCTATTTGCTTCAATATCTGTTGAAAGTTTTTGAAACTCTTTTAACTCTTTCATTGTTACTGTGCCTTTAGATGCACGAATAACTCTTGCAAAGTAATCAGATGAAACGTTTTGATTTTGTGAAATTTCTTCTAAATCTTTAGCGGCTAAATCATTTCCATTTAATCTATCTAATATTTTATTTGCTGTACCAACTAATACAGAACGTTTTAACTCTTCTCTTATAGCTTGTTTTGCAGGTCCTTTTAGATATCCACCTTGTTGTAATCTATCTATTATTTTTTCTGATTGATCTAAAATAACATTGTTATATTCTTCAGGATATAACCTAGCTACCTGAGTCATTTCTTGAAGAGCATCAACATCTAATAAAGCGGCTTCATCTTTTTCTTTCTTAATAGTATCATTTAATATTTTATTAGAATGTAGTATTTTTTTATTTGTTACCTTTTGAAGAAACTCAGGTATATATTCATCTAGTCCATTTTTCTTAAAAGCATCTACAAATCCATCTATAGTTCCTTGTGCCTCACCATCAAACCTTTCTTTATTAAAAGGATTTTGTGCATGAAGTTCACCAAACTCTTTTGTTACTTTATTATTTAATAATCCTGAAAATCTTTGTGCCAACACAGCTTTAGCTGACTTCTCACCTACAGCAGTAAAATCTGTGGTCTGTACTTTTTCTAACTTTAAATTACCATGTTCATCTTCTATTGGTAATGTCTTAGCAGTATTTATATCTCTTTCAATAGCATCAGCTTTTGCTTCTTCCCATGCAATTTTTTGTCCTGCCGCAAATAGTTTTGCTGACTGTACTGCCGCCTCTTCTGCACCAGTATTTACTGGCACTACACCAACTGGTTGATTTCTATATGTTGTTCTTTTAGATTTAATAAATGCCATTATGTTATCTTACTTGCTCCATATGCTGTATTGAGTATTGTTTGGTAACCCATCATGCGATATGATTTTGCTTTATTCTGTCCTTGCAGTAAAGCCATCTGTGACTTTTGTGCAAGATTAGATTGCTCCATACTTCCTTGTAAAGCTAGTCGTGTTGCTGTTTCTGCTGTATCTTTTTTTGCTCTTTCTTGAATCTTTTTAAAAGATCTATCTGCACCAGTATCTCTTCCTGATGTACCTGCTAATACCATATTAGTGCCTTTAAATGTTTCAAGTTGTGACATAATTTCATTATGTTCTTGCAACTTTATTAAGGCTCGTTGTTTAGCTTGTGTTTTAATTCTTCTTGCAGTTAATGCCGCTTCTTGTTTAGCAATACGACCTGCTCTATTCATACGAGATGCAGATAAAAAACCTGAAGCAATATATAAAGCGGTAGTTGGTTCCATTTAAAAAGCCACCTCTACTATCATTCCATTAATCTGTAAATCTAAAGGAAAAGACTGTGATACTATTACTCTAGGATCACGACTATATCCTAATAATCTAAACTCTTCTTTACCAGTTACAGCAGATCTTTCCATCAAGCCACCACTTACAGTATCCGTTGTATTTCTTATAACCAAATCTCTACTTGTTGATGTTGTACTTGGTCCTTGTACACTAACAGCAAGTGTTGAGTGTAAATCTAATATGACTTTAGGTATTTGTCTAGGCTCTCCAGTTAAAGGTCCACCTTGTATAGCCGCATCTATAGGCAAAGTTTTAAGTGTAGGTGTAAAAGCATATCCTATAAATGCCTGACTCAACCCACTTTTTACAGCACTGGCATCTATTTCTGCACTTGCTACTGTAAACTCTCCCAAGAAATCATTACCATTTGTTGCTTTAACTACAGCATTGTTTGCAAAATGCGAACCTAAACTTCCAAACACACTAGCACTTCCACTAAATGTATCACAAAAATCCATAGGCATATCATCTTGAAACTCTTCTAAAAATAACTTAGTTGTGCCTGAGCCATCATCTCTAGCACAAACTACAAACAACCTTTCATGTACTGCACATATACTATGCCACAATCCTTGTGTATCCCAAAGACTCCACCCTGCTTTTTGATCTCCTCTTACTGAATAGAATACAGCTATAGTGCCATCATTATTTATAAGAAAAGCATAAGACTCACTTCTATTCAATGCACCTTTGATAGATGTTTGCTGTACTGGATCTAATATAAGATGTGGTGCAAGACCTGATACAGCCACAGATGTATATGCACTTTCTGCATCTGTAAATAAAAACTCTCTCAATGCACTACCAGTTTTCTGTATAAACAAAGTAGCACCATCAAATACTGTAGGTTTTACAAAACTAGATCCAAAAGGTGTCTGCCTTCTAATCTGTGCATTAGCAGGTGTAACTGGTTTACCTTGCACAGTAGGAATAAACAACTCAGCACCAGTAGTAAATATTTGTAAATCTCTATTAGATACTAAATGTCTAATAGAAAAAATCTCACCAACATTAGCAGTAAGATCAAGAGCATCATTATCTTCTGCATCACCTACATCAAAGTTAAAAAATAATCCTGACTTACTACCCCATATCCCATCAGGCTGTGATAAAGTGCCACCAAACCATAGTCTATTCTGATGAAATGTAACTGCCGCAGGATACCCACGAAGAGCAGAATAGCTTTGCTCACTAAACTCAGTAGTAGCCGCACCAGTTACAATGCGAGGACTACCACCACCTATAGCACTAGATGTAGCAGTAGCACTACCACCTGCTGTAAATTCAAATGTATTTTCATCAGGAACAGCAGTAATAGTTCTTGCACCATTTATATTGCTATTAGCTATACCACCTACTGCACCTGATCTCTCAAAGGTTACTGATGCTCCAACAGCTAAACCATGCAAGGCTTTTGTTACTCTAACTGTGCCACTACCCTCAAAAGTTTTAATACTATCTATTTCTAGTTGCTGTCTTAGTGTGCCACCTACAGTTGCAGTAACTTGTGTAGCACTTGTAAATCCAGTTATCCTACATCTTGTTTCACCTATCAATAGATCAACACCTACATGACCAGATACAAAATAATTTGCTGATGTAGTAAGTGTTACACTACCACTTGTGTTACTTGCAGTTATAGTCATACCTAATGGCTGAAAACTAAAATATGGCTGAAATATGTCATTGCCATCTCTTGATGTATCAAAGTTAAATGTTGATATAGTAAATGTAGTAAGACCAGTTCTTTCTAATATTCTAGTCTGAAATGTATTATGACATATAAACATTAGATCACCTTGCTGTGCAAAAGTAATCTCTTCAAGATATGATGCTGATGTTGTATTAACTAACCATGATTGTCCAGTAAGTGATTGTATAGATGACACAGATCCATCAGTAGGACTTATTTGAAATATCTCTATTCTTGTATTGCTAAATGCTATTATATATTTTTCATCATCTGAAAATATAAAAGGTTCTATTCTTACACTTTGTCTAAGACTAGCTAATGCTGTAAATGCAGGATTGCTACCAAAGTTATGTATTCTTTTTGTACCAGTTCTTTTTTTTAATCCACCTTCAGATCTAATAAAAAAGTTTCTAACCTGCTCACCTGCATTAGTAT